CGAGCTCTCTGAAGGACCGAAGCGTTCAATACCGAGGAGAGACCGCGAGTGAGACACTGGTAATACTCTTGCAAGACTGGTAGGCCGCAGGTCAGTGCCAGTCCACACTGACCCAGCGCAGTAAGATGCGCATCTAATTCAACTTGAGAATTGAAACGATGCAACGTGGTAGAGTCCTTCGTGAGACTAACACGAGGATCACGGACCATGCGCCACCTTACCCCATCATACACAGGTTGGGTTTGGCAAAAGGATACCCGCTCTAGGACATCCGTTTGGCCTTCGACACGTAAACTGATCCCATAGGAGTCAAAGTACGTGTCTAAGCCCTGAGTGAATGTTTCTACGTCGCACTTGTTCATAACGAGGCACATATCGTCCCCATTATCAAACACCCGTGCTCGCACCCCAATACTATTGAGCCGCACGTATATCATGGCACACATAATAAGACAATTGCCCAGTGCAGTGTTCATATCGCCACTGCATCGTGTTCCAGGTATGTCATACTTGATATCGCCATCATAGCATCGCACGACTCCTCTAGTATGGAGTTGCATACGTAACAACCTTTTCATCTCACTGACATAAGGTCGTCCGTAAAATAACTCATATATATGATGCTCCCATTTCAGCAGCGAGCTATTTATATGCTGATCGAAGCGGTTGGCATCCAACATAACTGCAACAGGATGTTCAAATGACGCCCACGCTTCATGCATCATCTCACCAACCTGAAAGCAGTTGTACCCCTTCATAACGACAGGGGCACCAAATATGTGAGCTATTATTCCATACACGGAATGCTCGATAGGCTTAAGAAACCTACCAAGTGCGACAGCGTACACAGGGTAGCGAGGTTGTATGAGGCGGCAGACTAGCCTTTTAAGCCCATAAGGGAGCTTTTCATGCTTGAGGAAAGCACGAATATAGGAGTCCGCCACACTGGCACCCTGTGAAACCAGCAAGTATGCAGCACGTTCCATCTGTGCGAGTCGACGGCCCCGATAGTATGTCTTGGGAAATTCCAAGGCATCTACCGGAACGGTTCTGGACACACACTTCCGGAATAAGCGCGTAAACGCTGTTAACGCTTGGAATACAAAAGCTTCCGTTGGAATAAACGGCCTCCTGTATCCCCCTTCGTACTTCTCAAA